CCACCACTCTAAGTGGTTAATGGGGGGTACCCTATGCACCGACATGCATGGCATGTCGGACGTGTGGGGTCGTGTGCATAACCATAAACTCGGTGAATAGAAAATATCCACCTCAACTTGGCCTGAACCCCTTGCTGCGTAAGGGTTTTTCCAAAGCATAAAGTCGGCTGTATGGGGTTTAGTGGGGTCGTGTGGGGTGCTGTATACGGTTGCCTATGCAGGCGTTGCATAGGTATGTGGAGGTGACATCACTGTGGGTGGTGGGTGGGTGGGATGCCAGGCATTAGCCACCAATAGCCTCCAAGTGAGTTGATCACTTAGCTGTATGAGGCCAGGAGAGGCGTGTGATGAGTACGTATGAGTCATGTGTGTGATGAGGCATAGCCTCGTAGGGGCACACGGTGTCTCGGGCGATTCTGGGCAAGGTGCGGTGGTTCGGGGCGACCTGGCAGGCTGGGGGCATGAGCCATGGGCAGGACCACGAACATGAGCATGCTCACCTGGAGGAGCTACACACGGTCTGGCTGGCGGCACGGCGGGCCTGGCGGGTGTCGTTGCGGGTACACCTGGAGGTCGAGCATGACTGGGCCGGTAGGGGCGATCCTGAGCGGGTGCATCGGGACTTGCACAACCGGGACTGAGCGTCGTTGCCCTGTAGGGCCTCTGTAGCGTCCACACAGCCCTCAGGGGCCGATATGGGGTCATGGTCCATCCAGGTGCCTTCCAGGGTCACATAGAGGATGTGAGGGGTCTATGCGGGCATCCTGGTGGCATGGTGGTCCTGTGGCTCTCCTGGCGTACGGGCATGGGACAAGAAGAAGCCCCCCTGGCGAACCAGGGGGGCGAGGAGTGGGGCTGGGTGGTGAGGGCGGGTTACATGGCCCAGGGGGGGCAGTCGTCGTAGCCCCGATCCTCCAGGGGGCAGGGGCCGTAACCGGGCTGGCCGTGGCCGACACCGTCACAGATGGAGCAGTAGACCAGGCCAGCCTCAGCCTGGGCCTGGAAGTAGAACTCGATGTCCTCAGGGTCGGTCAGGAGCTTGAAGCAGCGGCCCTTGTCGTCCAGCAGGGCCAGGGCACCGGAGCGAAGCTCCTTCTCGGAGGTGGCTTGCGATTCGTACAGGTTGCGGGGGTTGGTGATTGCCATGAGGCCAGTATAGGGCATCCACATCGATGTGTGGCATCACCTATGCCAAGAGGCCCCTGCGGCCCGGAGAGGGGGCTACAGGGGCCTCAGGGGCGATCCTGGCGGGAGGAGGATCAGATGGCGTCGGCAGGCTTGCCGTCCTCGACGGTGGGGAAGCGACCGGCCCCGAACTTGCCCATCAGGTGGGCCACCAGGCGGGCCTGCACGGCCTTCTCCATCTCGTCATCGTCCCAGTCGGTGATGCTGCCATCGGCAGCGGCCCGGACGATGGCCCACTTCTCAGCGATCAGGTCTTCCAGCCACACGTCCACGGTGCCGGGGACGATCAGCGTGTGGGCGAACACGGCGGCAGCCTCCCGGCCGATGCGGTTGATCCGATCCTCAGCTTGGGCCACCGCACCTGGGTGCCAGGGCTGCTCCACGAACAGCGAGTCGGTGACATTGGAGCCGTTGCCCACCAGCGTGTGGCCCTCACGGTGAGCCTGGAGGCTGCACACGATGACCTGGGCGTCACCCTGGTTGAACTGCTTCTTGCCCTCCTCGATCTGGCCCCGATCCTGCCATTCCTTGAGGTAGATGGCCTTGATCCCGGCCTCGTTCAGGGCGGCGGTCAGTTCCTGCTGCACGTCCACGTGCCAGGCCCAGGCCACCAGCTTCTTGCCGGGGTTCTCTTCCACGAAGTCCTTGACCCACTCGATGGCGGCGGGGATCTTGCAGGAGGCCACCGTCTTGCGAAGCTGGGTCAGAAGCTCGATCACGAAGCTGCGGGGATCCTTGGCCGTGAAGTTGGCCTCCACATCCCAGTAGCGGTTCAGGTCACCGTTGAGCGACAGGGGCGTGTGGATGCGGTGGGTGTCGGTCAGGTCCAGCACGTCGTTGCGGAGGCGGCGCACGTAGCAGACATCCCGCATGTTGGTGTTGAGGAGGTCCAGCTTGGAGCCACCCTTGAACTCCCACTTGCCGTAGCTGTTCTGCTTGGGGGCGCAGAAGGTGAACTTGAAGGCGTACTCCCAATCCCGGTCGGTGGGGTTGTCCTTGCGGGGGCGGGGGCTGACCTCAGCCAGGCGACCGATGATCTCAAGCTGGGTGACCAGTTCCACCACCCGGTTGAGCAGCGGGGTACCGGAGAGCAGGACCACGAAGCCGTTGCGGCTGCGGATGTCCTGGGCGATCTTGACGGCAGCCTTGGTCTGGCCCGTCTTGGGATCCTTGACGACGTGGCTCTCATCGATGATCAGGGAGGTGAAGCCCTCAGCCACCAGGGCGTCGGCCCAGCGGCCCAGCAGGTTGAAGGAGATGATGGCGACCTGGGAGGTCATGTGGTAGGGGCGGGTGCCAGCCAGCACCTGTACGTCCCACTCGGGGGCGAACATGCCGATCTCATGCTCCCAGTTGCCCTTGAGGGCGTTTTTGCAGACGATGAGGATCTTGGGGGCGTAGCCATGCACGGCGGCGTGGACCTTGGCGGCGACGATGGCCTGCACCGTCTTGCCCAGGCCCTGCTCGTCTGCGATGAAGCAGCCCTTGCCACCCTGGTTCTGATGAACGGCGTAGGCGACCCCTACGTGCTGGAAGGGCTTGAGGGTCTGGCCCTCAGGGAGGAAGCTGTCGAAGTTCAGTGTCTCGTGTGCCATGTCTCCAGAGTAGCAGGTTTTCACATAGACCGTTGCATCAGTCTGTGTCATTTTTTCTCGTCCCTCTGATGCTGGTCCCACATGCCTCTGAGAGTCGCAGCCCCGGCAGCCCCGGCGACGAAGATCTTCTCACGGTCATCGGTGAAGCCAGGAGCGTGCTTGGACTGGCGGCGACTGGGCGGGCGCACGATCAGCCACTTGATCCAGAACCCGATCAGCACGGGCCACAGCAGGAGGTGGATCACGTACAGGGGGCCGACCCAGGACCAGCCCCAGGAGTTGCTCATCAGCAGCAGACCGGTGAGGGCCAGCAGCTTGGGGCCAAGCCAGCCAGCTTTCTCCATGGTGGCTTCCCGATGCTCAGCCACGTAGGCGTCATTGCCCCGGCCACTGCACATGGGGCAGGGCCTGGTGCCAGAGGGGGCACCGTTGGCCCCCTCGACCAGGACAGTGCCGGTACCGGCACAGACCTCACAACGGGCGGCGGTCATCGGCTCAGCCCCTTGAACATCTGCACGAACACCTCAGGCAGGTCTTCGGGGCGGGCAGCGGAGGACACCCGGTTCATCACCGTGGCGACATCCTGGGCCACCAGCTTGTCGGCCTCCTGGGACTTGAGGGCCTTGGCAGCCTGGTCACAGGCGGCGACCACGTTGGGGTGGACGTTGAGGTTGAAGCGAGCGGCGAAGGTCAGCACCTGGGGCGTGACGTTCACGGTGTTGACCTTGTTGCCAGCGTCCCAGGCACGGCCTGGCAGGCTGCGGACGGCCTCGACCAGGGTGGGATCGTAGGGGGTGTCGATGACCACCCGGCGACCGGAGGCGTCGAGGGTCACGTCGTACTTGACGGCCCTGGGGGCGTCCAGGAGGGCACGGGCGGCGTCGGTGAGGGGGAAGTCCCACTCAAGCACGAAGTCCTCGATGGCGGGGCTGGGCGGCACCACGTTGGCCTTGAGGGTCCAATCGAAGGCACGGCCAGGCAGGGCCTTGCAGGTTGCCAGCAGGGCCTGGAAATCAGGATCCTTCTTGCCGTAGAAGATGCCCAGCACCGTCTGACCGGCGTAGCGGCCCTCACGGGGGGTGACGGCGTCAATCTTGCGGTCAGCCAGGGCAGCGGCCCTCTTCTCGTAGGTGCGGGCCTGGTCACGGGCGGTGTAGTTGGTGCCCTGGTCCTGAGCGGCCAGCACCACGGGCAGGGTGGCGACATCGATACCGGTGTAGGCCAGCACCTGCTCCCGGTACTTGAGAATGATGTGGCAGCACTCATCGAAGACCTCAGGGGTCCACTGCTCACGGGGGACACCAGCCACCCGGCGACCGAAGTGGGTGTCGACACCGTTGAAGCCCTGGAAGTCCTTGGCCTGGGCACCGTCACAATGACCGGCGAGGGCCACGATGCCCTGGTAGACGAGTTCGTGCTGCTGTTCGGTGGTCAGTTCGTTTGCCATGGGGCCAGTATAGGTCACCCACACAGACATGTGGCGTCATCTATGCAACATTCTCGTTCCCGGTTTTTGGGCAGCCCTGGTCTCGGAGTCCCAACGGGGTCACGG